TTCTATTTTCAGCAATTGTAATTAAGTTATCAACGTGAGTTGAACTTCCACTTGGACCAGCAATGATTAACCCTACATCTACAGTTTCAGCATCTTGGAATTTCTCGTATGCTGTTTTTAATTCTGCATCTGTTACAGTTGAACCATCTGAACCACCAGATAATGATTCGTTAGTTGGTGTAGTTACAGAAGTGAAAGTTGTTCCACTTGCGTTGTTACCCCAATTTGAACCAGAAGTATTGTGGTCCATCCAATATATGTAATTAGATTGATTTTTAATTACAGTTGGATAGTAGTTAGTGTCTCCTTGTGGAGTTTTTGCGTCAGCCGCTTTTGATAAGTTAGAAAATGTTTCGATTACTTCGCCTGGAGTACCAGTGATACCACCATCTTCGTCAACGACTACAACGTGGATTTCATCACCTGATCCGTTTCTATTTGAAACGTATGGTGAAGTTCCTGGAGCGCCATCTACTGAATCGTAATATCTCCATCTTCTTTTTATTCTTGCATTATCTACTACTGTTCTTTTTAATCCGCCAGAACCTCTAGGGTGTTGAACGAAATTAATAGTTTCACCAGCTCCTAAAGATGTGATTCTATAAAAATCTCCATCGTCAAAATCTGATGTTGCAGCAGTTGTTGAAAACTGAATAATATCCCCAACATTAAATACGCTATTATCATCAACAGCAACAGAAGTATCTCCTACTACGTTTGTTGTTGAATCTGATGCGACTAATGATGATGATACTTGTTCATAAGCTGTAGCCGATGGGCAAGTAGCAACTAATAAGTTGTTACCCCATGCTCCTGCTGATCTTGCAGCAAAAGTTCCTACTACACCTTGTCCGCTTTCATAGTTATTTTCATAATCATCTGTGTTTTTTACTAACACGCTTGAACCTGCGCTGTTAGCATTTGTCAAAGATGAGTTGGTAGCTCGTACTACTCTTAATGCGTTAGAGTATGCTAAGAAGTTAGCAGCGCTGAAAAAATACTCAAAGTTTGTTGAGTCTGGTTTTCCAAACGTATCTACTAATTCTTGTTCACTAGAAATTGCTACGATTTCGTCAACTGGTCCCTTTGCGAATTGTCCCGCAAAAGCTCCGATTGATGTTGATACCGCAGGAATAATTCTACTTAAATCTTTTTCCTGTACGAGAACACCTGGTGATACTTGAAATGCCATAGGTTGTTTCTCCTCTTAATTAGCTAATTAACATTTTTAATTTTTCAAAATCCATAAGTTTTCTTATGACCATAGTCAAACTTTATCAGTTAATGATATTTATAATAACCCAAAATTGTAGTTTATTGACCCTTTCGTACAACAGGGAACCATCGTGTACCATACTCATCTACAGTTTCTTCATTCATAGGGTCACTATTGATACCATCATCTACGAACCCAAAAGGCGCCATATCTTGTTCGATTAGATTTTGTTGTTCCATATACATCTGATTTCTTATGTTTGAATCAGATAACTCTTTGAAATAGGGTTGATTTGAGAGCCACCCAAATATGACTAAACACATAACCAAGTCATCATTACAGCCTTCTTCAGCCATCCAACTATTCCCTCTACGTGAAAATGTTGATATTTCTTCAATGATACTAAAATCGTTCACTTGTAGTTTATCACCCTCCATAAGCGTCTTAAAATTCGCACAACCCACCTTTTTTATTTGTTTTGTCATTCTTACCCCTAGTGATGTACCTCGACCAGAGAACATCGCTCCAAGTATTTGACCCGCTCTACCCCTTTGAGTTGTCATTAAGATATTCGGGTATTCTAACTCATAGTGCATCGCTTCGGCGATTGATTGACCTAAGTCATTGACTTCAATTAATGTATGCGCTTCATTGTACGCTTTTGCCGTTTGACTTACTATATTTGGAAAGACAAATGGTTTAACTTCATTGTTCTTGTATGTACACACAACTTCGTATGCTATCTTTTTACTTTCATCTTTGGTAACGTCTATTATAATAAACGCAGAGTAATCTTTGTTTGTACCTCTCGCCACGTCAACACAACAAACATACATACGACCCTTTTCTGGTTTCTTAAACATCTTTAATCCATTTTTAGATTGTAACGGATCGGCGTATGGTGTGTTTTTAATTTTTGCTGGTGAGATAAGTGTATCAACAGAACCTAAAAACTCACACTCAAACTCTTGTTGGAATTGTTCTTCACTTGTGTTTCTTATAGTCATTTCTTTCCAAGCTTCATCTCTTCCTGGAACTTCTGACCAATGAACTTCTATTGGAACATAATCATTTCTTTTATTAATCGCATCAACCCATAGTTTGTAATATTGATTCATACCGTGTGGTGTTGATACTATAATCATCTTTGTTCTTTTACCAGATGAGATGGTAGGATAAACTGAACTAAAAAACATCTCTGCGATATTCGCTGGTACGAAAGCAAACTCGTCAAGGAAGATGATGTTAAATGAACCTCCTCGAATAGCGGAACTTGAAGTCGCCGCTGCTACAATCGTTGATTTGTTTTCTAACTCTATATTACCTTTGTTCCAATTGATGATACCTTGTTGTAACCATTTTGGTAAGTTTTCATAAGCGAGTTGTAGTCTTCCTAATATATCTCTCGCAGTAGAACTTTTGTTCGCAAGTATAGCGATGTTTGAATTTGGATTAAATAAAGCGTAATGTAAAAGATAAGAAATCGTTGTTGTTGATTTACCTGATTGTCTAGGTAGTTTACAAATTGTAAATCTATTATCGTGTATCGTTTGTACAATCTTTTTTTGAAAGTTATACATCTTAAATGGTACTAGACCTTCATCAAGTGATACAATACGTACATAGTTTTCCATAAAGTATAATGGATCGTTACTACACTTTTGGTATTCTTCAATCTGTTCTTTTGTAAACTCAACAGGTGTGTTTACTTTTTTAAGATTGGGATTTCCGAGATATGCTTCGTTAGTGCTCATTTACGATTGCCTCTATATGAGTATACCCAAGTCTTTTCGCTTGTGTAACTCTTTGATTACCTTTCTCTACACTATATAGTTTTTCTTTATAGTGTTTACCACCAGCACCAAAACGTGGTGATTTACTTAAAGTATGTTTGAAAACTTGTATAGGATTATTCATCATATCTTTTATATCTTCTACACCATCAGTTAACTTTGGATTGTATTTTTCGTAATAAGTGTTATACGTTAAATCACTTATCTTCAGTATCTGTTTTTTCGGGTGTGATGTCTTTGACTTTAGTATTTTCATCTTTCTTCAACATCTTCTGTAATTCAGCTGTAGAGCCTACAAAGAGAGCATTCTTAATATTATTATTTGCTGTTTTAGGTAATTCTTTTAAGTCTTTAAGTTTCTTTTGTAAGTCTTGTAACTTATCTACTGTACCCGCAACTTGTCCTATGAGTTGACCAGCGACTTCGTATGCTCTTGGGTGTTGACCTTCTCTGGCGATGTCCAGTATTCCTTCAATCGCTTCTTGTCCTCGTTCAATTAGATTATAATAGTTTTCTCTGCTGTATTTGTAGTCGTTATCTATATCAGCTTTATTATCATCTTCTCTGCGAGGAACCGCAGGTTTAAATTCCTGTTTGACTATTTCTTTTTTAGGTTCTGGTTTATCAATACCTAATATTTCATTTACCTTATCTTCTAATTTACTCATAATACTATTTATGAATAAACTATTTGTTTAACTTCATTCCTTTGAAGTATGGTGGTAATCCTAAATGTGGTCTTCCGTCAAACATATTTTCATTAGCGTTAGGAGAATCTACATTGTTGTAATGTAAAAAGACTTGAGCGCAGTCTTCACCTAAAAATGTTTCTCGCCAATGTTCTAATATCATACCTTTATAGACTAACATATCACCAGGTTTCAATACGACCTTGGTCCCTTTATTTGTAGATTGTGCTGGGAAACCATCATCTGGTGTTCCAACATTTTTCTTTGCCTCCAAATAAATTGGCCAATCATCGCCACCTAGATTCATTGTCGTTGAAATCTCACAACTAAATCTATCTTTATGTCTATGTAATACATCACCTTTTTTATAGATACGAGCATAAGCGTAAGTCGGGTTTAATGTAAGACCAGTCGCCTTTTCCATTTTAGGTTGACACGCTAATAACAATGTTTCCATTGCTGTATCAGCATAATGTGAATACGTGTTTGGTACTTGTTCATCATTCCATACTCCCCATTCTGTTGTAAATGGCGAGATATAACGAGTGTCAAAAAATGTTCTTGCCACTTGTCGTTTCATTAAGAAGTAATTATAAACAAAGTTTGCTACCTTTGGATCAATCGCTTCTCTTATCACTAAAAAATGATTTTTCTTAAATCGAGCTTTCATTATTTTATTCCCTTGGCTGCGTTTACAATAATATTTCGTACTGCTTGTAGATTAAAATGAATAAATCTAAAAGGTTCCACTCCGTCATCTACAGCAAATTCGTGTGGTACATAAGCAGGGAAAAATATTAATGTTCCTGGTTTAGGTCGATAGTGTATCGAATCTGACATTGTACTAATTTTACTTCTATCTTTCTGTGGCAGTTTAGTCATCATTCCACCTGCTCTTGGATCGTGCATTACAGGAAATGATGTTTTATCAGAAGCTTTTAAAAAGTAAAAACCAGAGATATGATTATCCCAATGTACGTGTGTTGAGTGGTGACCACCACCGTTTTTAGAAAACTCTTGTACCCAAAATTCTGTAAAGAACATTGTATATTGACTCATATCGTAACCCCATTCATCTAATAGATTCCAAGAGGTTGCACCAATATATGATTCTAATTCTTTTAATCCAGGATCCCCATTTAAAGGTGTTGAGTGATAACTCATTCCGTGGTCTTTTACTTTTAGATAATCTTTATTACCTAAAAACTTTTTTCGTTCTTTTTGTTTTGGTGCTTCTCGTTTATATGCTTCATCTATAAACTTATCTGTCGCTTTGATAGCGCTCGGTAACCATTCTGGTTTTTCAATATTATAAACTGGTGTACTAAAGTACCAATCTGTTCTCATTATGTCTTTGTTTGCTGTAACTGCCATTATATTCTCCTTAATTCACTATTATATATCCATTATTTAAAAGGCCATCCTAAACTCCACATCACTAATGAATATCTTACTCCACTTGTAACAGGCGCTACTCTATGCCAACAAAAACTAGGAAAGACTATAATCGAACCACGTGGTCGTATTTCTTCACAACTCTTAATCGCTTTCTTTTTGTTTCTTTCCCAATCTACTTGATTTCTAAAATCAAACTCTAAATTACCACCAACATAATCGTTAGGATCAGATAATGAAATCGTCATTGATAGTTTTCTAATTTTACCGTGATCTGGTGGCCAAGTGCCATCATCATTTTGTTTTCTTTGATAAGGTTCTTCCCAACTATCACAATGCCAACCATAGTATTGACCAACACCGTATTTTGTAAATTGACAAGACTCTGACCAGTCCCATTGAAAGTTCCAACCTGCGGCTTCGTTTGCTTGATTTAAGTACGGTTGTACTTCTTTGTAGATCCATCTATCGTTCATCCAAACAATATCTGAATTACGTTTCTTTTGAATATTTTTAATCTCTTTTTGAGATAATTTTTGTCCACTATTTACTTTATTTGTTACCCCACCTGTCACAGCCATTTCGGCTTGATGTTGTTTTCCATATGCTAGTATATCATCTACTAGACGTGGGGGTAATGCTGATTGAAAATAGTAGTAGTAATTTTTCAAGTTCATTTTATATGTTCCTCGTTTTCAAAATAATATAGTATATATAACAGTTTTAATTACTGAAATTTGTATCGTATAATAACAATTCCTTTACCGCCGGCTCCTTGTCCTGGTCCACATCTTACTCCACCACCACCACCTCCAGTATTTGCTGTACCTGAAACTGCTACACCACCTCCAATTCCACCTCTACCACCTCCACCAGGTCCTCCTGATCCTGCTGTCGTATCAGCTCCTCCACCGCCACCACCTGCTCTTGTTACAGGTGATCCTGTAATTGAATTTGCTGTTCCATTTCCACCATTTCCACCTGTATTTAATGCGCCATCACTTCCTGCTCCACCAGCTCCACCACCTCCACCACCAGCAGCATCCACTCCTGGTTGATGATAACCTTGACCGCCATTATTCCCTTGAGGCGGACTTACGGGAGGAGTATTACCTGTTCCACCTGCTGAATAATTTACAGGACTACAACCAGCTCTTAATGCGCCTCCACCTCCAGACCCACCAGGAACACCTTCTCCTAAGGGTGATAAAGGATCTCCTGCTGGTTGACAAGCACCACCTCTTCCACCACCTGATGATGTTATTGTACTAAAAATTGAATTTGAACCTGAAGTTCCAGAAGCACTAGGGCTTCCAGCACTTCCTCCACCTCCTACAGTAATTGGATATGTTGTTGACGAAACTGATAAACCAGCACATCCAGAAGGATAGTTTGATCTGTGACCACCAGCGCCGCCACCTCCAGTTGCTCCACCTAACACTCTACCTGTTCCTCCACCACCAGCAACGACTAGATAATCTACTGTTGCTGAACCAAAT